AGGTCGATGTCAACCCAGTCCACCCAGTCACCCTCGTCGTCTCTCCACGAGAACCGAGCGTGCGGCGCTGTAGATGACGTGGTCTCGCCCCTCTGGAACACGAATCGAACCGACCGGCAGTGCTTCCTTCGGTCAGTGCCACGATCCAAAAAACCCGTGGTTACGAACGCATTAATGCGCTCACCGAGGTCTGTGTTCGTGGCGGTATCCATGACGCCCAGCTTCCCCGCTGATGTTCCAACAACGTTGTCGTCGAGATCTGGCCTGGAGTAGTGGGCTGTCACCGGCCAGGGCAGCCAGTTGTCGTCCTGGTCGTCCCAGCTCTGCCACTGGCTCCGTCCACCATTGCGCTGGTAGGCGAAGGTCCTGCCATCAGCGGGAAACTTCCACACCAGAGCATCGATGGGGTCCTGGTGGATCCGGAATCCATAGCAGTCGCTGACAGTAGTCATCTCGGACAAGGTTCGTCCGATGGGATCGCTGATCACCTGGAAGCTACGACCGTCGCTCACGACAATGCGACGCAGATGGTCAAGCCAGGCGAAGGTCTGGTCCACCTTGATGACCGAATACGGAGCAGCACAGCCATACTCGCGGGTTGATACCGTGGCGTAGGTGGTCACCGGATCGGGAGCAAATGTCTGGACATTAGTCCGCCCAAAGGCAAACACCTCGTTGGTGTTCTCGCCGAGAGCTTCGATGGGATCGGGCCGGGCCTCCGCACTGAAGAAACCAGCGAGCCCGACACCAACCGTCCATACCTCATGGCCGGTGAATACCGAACCAATGGCCTGGTCACTGAAGTTGATCTGGTCTGGGAACGCATCGTTATTGGCAAGCAGCCGGCTGTTGTTGGCGATGACGTGAGTCGCCAGTGGAGCCCCGCCTTCCAAGCGCGAGCTGGCTCCAGTGTCGAGTATCACCTTCTGGAGCTCACGGCCGGCGGCCAGGACGAGCAGAGCTCCTGTCTCCGTGATCACCGGCCTCTTTTCCCCACGCAGCTCTGTTGATGCCACTGCCGAAATGCTTGCAAAGCCTGTAGGGCTGACACGGTAGATTTTGCGGCCCCCGCTAGAAAGCCCGCCAACCGCATAAATCTGTCCATTGTGCGCAACCCTCAGTCCATCGATACCCAGCGAGTCAACGACTCCCGTGAACGCCTTGTCGTACGTTTTGATTCCCGGGCGACGACGCACCGCGCCTCTGCCATCGACGACCACGTTCATGGCCTGTGGCGAAGCTCCAGCCAGCTCTTCCCATCCGCTTTCCTGGCTGTTGCCGAAGTCGATGCGCTCAATCGGCACTACGGGACCATCACCTTGAAGTCGCCCAACGCAATCATCTTTGCGTACGAAGACCCAGAGTCGAGGAACATCACCGTGTCGTAGGTGGCGATATTGGTATCTAGAAGGTTGGTGATGCTGTCTCCGCCACCAAACTCGTTTGAGGTTGGGCTGATATTGGCAATCGTGCCGCTTCCACGGTTGTGGATAATGTAAGTCGTCTTCGCGCCATCCGGCGGATAACGCTTCTGAGGAACCGTGTCTGGGCCAAACACGAAGTTGGTCGTACCGGTACGCTCGATCACAACGACACCGTACTGGTCGGGGCTCACGGACACAGACGCAACGTTGCTTGAGATACGCTGAATGCGCTCGTCCCTGGTCCTCAGCTTCACATCGCCGCCTTCTGAACCTGCCGTTACCTCGTAGTCATACGCCGTAAACTGACTGTCCGTGCTGAATACGTTGTCCGCCTCTACGAAACTAGAAAAGGACGTGTAGGTACCCATATCGATTCCGATAATGGTGCCCGTCCCCAGAGCCCCAGAGAAATCACAGCGAGTGACCACCCCAATAACTGAGGTTGAGGAGAACTTGATGTTAGACCAGGTGCCCGTCGTCGCGCCGAAGTTGTCAAAGAAACACTGGACCAGGTAAACCAGGTTTCCGTAGACGAGGCCACCATTCGTCGGCGTGTACCCTCCCGAGGGTGGAACGGTGAACGTGCAACGGTTGAAGCGAGCCACGCCAGCAGAGCTGTCCACTGCCGACCCAGAGCCCGCAGCGAAAAATCCACAGTCGACAAAGCGCATATCCGACGACGAACCGTTGGTGAAAATCAGACCTTGGGCATTGGTGCCGTCTCCAAAAATGCAAGCCTGAAGAAGGATCTTTGCTTTCTTCCCAGTGGTGACCTTAACAATGGCGCCCGTGTGAGTCTGGCTAGCGACGAAGCGAATGCCTGTAACCGTCTGCCACTGAAAAGACGTGTCTGTGTCGAAGTTGATGAGGTCCGCAGAAGCGTGGTCGATAGTGATCGTTACCGCATCCGTATTAGCACCCAGGAGACTCACACCGTCGCCGGGAGTCAAAGAGGACGTGACTCGGTACGTTCCTTCCGGGAACACCACCAGACCACCACCAGCGGTCTCCGCAGCATCCATGGCCGCCTGGATGGCGCTGGTGTCATCGTCCGTACCGTTGCCCTTAGCTCCATACACGGGAGACTTGACGTTGTAGAAGAGGCCAGCCCAGTTCTCGGCTAGGTCCTTAATGGATTGCTCGGAACCATCGACAAAGACCTTCCAGTCTGTTGCGCCATTGGTGGTCTTCCAGAGGTCGATAATCGCCTGCGCAGTCGTGGGCTTGCCGGCTGCCACCTCGGCCGACTCGTAATCGGTTCCGCTGAACGCCAGGCTCTTTACCTCAACCGCCGGAGCGTCAACGCCAGCAACCCACTGGCGCTTGATGTTTCCTGAGGTGTCCTTGACGGTGATTTCAGCGAGTTCGTTTACATAAACCTCAGCTCCACCGTCAGCGTCGAGAGTTACCGGGTTGTCGGCTAGAACGGTGCCGCCTTCAAAGTCACCGTAGATGGTCGCGAATGCAGCGGCACCGCGCTTTCGGATTTCGGCAGTGCCGTTTTCCGCTCCGCGTACTCCTGAGATCAGTGCACTAATCAGATGCATGGTTCACCTCAAACGTCACACCATTCGCTACGAGCAGAGCCTGTAGCAGTGCCAATGTGAACGTGGCCAAGGGTTGTCTCCTTCTGCCGGAAGTCGGCGCCACGGAGAAGTGACTGGCGGTCGTAGAACGCATATGTCGAGGCGTTGACAGAGTCGATGCCATAGCCATTGCTGAAGCCAAGCGTTCCGGCGTCAACCACGTTGTCCTCCGCCAGGATGAACGACGGCGCTTCAGCAAAGTAAATCGCATACTGGGGACGAGCCGCCGAGGTTGTAGCAGTCGAAGTCAGGGTGTTGTTTCGCAGGATCGCATTGCATCCAGAGCCCTCAACAGAGCCAAATACAATGCCAGTCGAGACGTTGTTCAGGTTGAAGTCGCAATCCTTTACGACAAGCGTCTCTCCCGTGTCCTGAATAGAGAAGATGCAGCCACCAGTGCTGACAATGCTGGAGCCCTCAAAGCCAATCATGTCAAAATGAGCGAACGGTGCGCTCACCTTAAACACCGACTCTGTTGCATGGTTGAGCGTGAACCGAACGGTAGACTTGCCTCCGCTTGCGCCGCCACCCAGGAAATACACGCTCTTGGTCACCAGCACCTGAGTCGTAACCGTCTCCTCGTGACCATCAAGGAAGACGATGTAGTCACCATTGGAAGCGTTTGTGTGAGCCTGAGCCGCCGTCTTCAGAGGAGCGTAGATGTTCTTGCCAGCGTCACCGCCAGCATCGGTCCCAGTGGCGTAGTGGACGTACCAGGCGTTTCCGCTGATCTTGATATTGTCTGCAATGCCTAGCGAAGACCCGGTTGAAGGGCCAAAGCCATTTGTTAGGTGCTTGATTCCCATTACCGTCTCCTCATCGAACCAGAGCTATGGGTGAGATGAATGAATGTTGGCGGGCGCTGTCGTGCATACCCCTTGGCCTTCTTCAAAGCCTTTTCCGCCTTGTTGGCCAGGTAGCCGCAGCGGTTCGGCTCCAACGAACTGGCCGTAGCCAGGTGGTGAGCTAGCTCCCAAACAATGTACTTCGCCCAATACCGCTCAAGATCGATGGTGGCATTACCATCGGTGTTGTCAGCCAGCAGACGACGACGCTGGAATCGAATGGTACCGGCCTGGTCTGGCACCGGCCACAGGAACACCTCAACCTTCGAGTCGACCTTGTTGGGGTAGTACAGGTATGGGCGCCCCTGAGCCGTTTTGTTGCTGAGACGCTGATACGACTCCCGCGGGATCATGGTCACCATCGTCTCGCCGGTCGTCTGGTTAGGATCCAGGTACATCGCACTTCCATGCAGGTCCAGCGTGTCGAGAGGAAGCGTGTACTCCTCCTGCCCCTTCACCAGCGTGAGGGTGTAGAAGTCGACAGAGCGAACGAAGATCCCCTCGGTCTGGAGGTCGTCGACAATCAGCTCTAGGAAGTCGCGGGCCATCGCCGCCTTCTCTTTGAACTGAGCAGACCCTTCCCCTTCGCCTGGGTTCATCAGACCAGCCAACTGATACGCACGACGAACGATCGTGTTGATCGTCAGCTCACGCGTAGATGTAGACATGACTGTCAAAGCTCAATGTCCTCCAGGGTCGTACGAAACACTGCTGTGCTGTTATCAACGCCGTTAGCGTCAGGGCCACTATTGTCGAAGTTTCCGGTGTCTCTGACGATCGTAGGGCCACGTCGACGCTGCGCATGCATTGCATTTGCCCGATCCAAGGCAACCTCAACACGACCTTTGCCGTCGTTATTGGTTCCAGGACCAATGCAGCTCAGACGACCATCCTCCATCCGGCGAAGCTGAGAACGACGGTAGTGCACCCCGCAGTCGTCACACATCACCGTGTGATCTCCGATAGGAGCCTTACGAGGCCAGCGTCTTCCGATTGTGATTCCCATAAAAACAGGCTCCCCCCGTTGCCGGAAGGAGCCTGGGAGTGAGTACCAGCTTCCCCGGCCCGGGGATTGTCTACTCAGTACTTACGCGCTCACGGTCCCCATCACAGCGCCGCGCTCACCAGTGGTATTGGCGAAGGTGTTGGTGCCATCAAGGGTAATGTCACCGGTTACCACCAGATTGAGCGTGGTGTCGTCCAGAACCGCCAGATGGTTCTGGTGGCCCATAAAGCCAGTCGTTGAGGCCAAGAGCGTAATCGCTTGAACGCTCGCAGCCTTGTTGTTGGCGACGTAGTTGCCACCAATGTAGATATCCTTCGGAGCAGTCGTTTCGACCCGGATAAGGCCAACGGCCACTGCCGAAGTAGCGCCAGAGATGTAGTTGCCGACAATGCGAACCCGGTCGGTTCCGATCAGGTTCAGGAAGGTCTCGCACTCCGCAGCCGTGGCCCCGTAGCACTCGTTGCCCTCGAACACGAAGTCGTCCGCATCAGCGGTCGTGTTGATGGCCTGACCCACCTTGTCATTGGCGTCGTCACCGAAGTTGATTCGGCACCCACGGATGGCACAGCCGGCCGCGCTCACCGTAATCGGAGTGGTGACAGTTACCCCTGCATTGGCAGCGCTTGCCATATTCAGAATGCAGTTGCTCAGCTCAACGTTTGCTTGATCAAACAGAAAGCTCGCGGCCGTAGCAGTCCAAGTAAACTTGGGACGAAGGTCCCCGTGGCCAACACCAATGATCTTGGTGCCAGCGCGGAGGCCTGACATCTGATCTGCCGTGGAAATGTTTTCGCTGTGCCCAGGAAGCACGTAAACAAAATCAGCCAACCCTGAACGGACACGAAGAAGTGCCGAGTTCAGGTCCTTCACCAAGGTGTTTTGGATGATTTCGTCGTCGCCATCCTGAACGCCAGTCGAACGGACGTATGCGGCCATGCTGGTAGCAGGCTGCAGTAGCGTTCCGAACTCGGTACGGTAGGGCCCTGTCTCCCGAGGAATCTCAGAGAACAGGGCGTTTCCGAAGGCGTTTTGCTGTGTGGACATTAGTTCCTCCGATCACGCACCGACAAAGAAGATGCAGCGTGGGTCAGACCAGCCACGAGACCAACGGGCATCGATGCTGTACTTCATCAAACCCTGGTCATGGTCGATCCAGGTTTGGCTGCGCGGCTTACGCCGGAACTTGAACTTGAACCCATTATCAACGTCGCTGACAAGGCCCCAGTTGGTGGTGGTGTTGGTCCAGTAGCGAATCGGCTCAACCTCAAGGCCCATTCGATTGACAACGTTGATGGTGCCGAACTGGTTCGGCTCAGGCGCAGTCGTCGAGTCGGTAAGCTGCTTCCAGACCGCCCATTGCTCGGTCGGGCACACAACCTTGACCGCGTCCACGCCATCGATCACCCCGTCATGACCGGGATACTTCATCATGGCGCTTCGAGCGATGATGACGGCCGCACGAGAAGGCGACATCGGAGTAGCCATCGTGTTCGAGAACGTTCCACCAGTCGGCAACGTGTGCGCCGAGCTAGCAAGCGGAAGGTTGTCGCCACCAAGGTAGGTACTGTTCTCAGCACGCGTCAGGATGGCCGTCGCATCGATATCGATGGTCTTGTACAGGGCTCGCTTCAAGCGCCGCGCAGCGTCGATGACCTTCGGGTACTTCCGGTCTTCGAGAGCTTCCTCGGTGACGATTAGCTTCAGACCAAAGGTCCGCGCCGTGTAACGAGTAAGCGTTCCCTCTCGGAGGGTACCCGTTTCCAGCTCTGCGCCTTCCTTCTTCTCCGAAACCAACCCAGGACCACCCGTCTCCAGGTCATCCACGTAGTTGTCATCCATACTGCCGACGCTCATCCACTTGTTGTAGTGCATGCGGGATTTGTAGTTGTCGCTCGAGATCGTGACTGGGAAAC